TTCATGAGGTATGGAAAAAAGAACTAGATTCTTGTTTAAGATATCATGAAAAATACTTTGCAGAAGCTAGAAAATATGAGGATATTTATAAAGACCAACACAATTTAGATGGTTTGAATAGATATAATATATTTTTTGCTAATACTGAAACATTAGCACCACTAGTCTATTCCAAACTACCATCTCCTAATATTACTAGAAGATATAAAGATGATGACGAAGCATCAAAGATTGCATCAGAAATATTAGAAAGAACAATTTCGTATTTTTTAGAAATTACAAAAGCAGATACTACATTCAGCAAAGCAAGAAAAGACTTTTTAATTAATGGTCGTGGATTGGTTCGTGTTTATATGGAAGATGGCGAGATAATAGAAACAGAAGAAGGCGAAGAAGTACTTGACAACACTAATAAAAAAGTTTATCCAAAAAGAATTGAATATAAAGACTTCTTAACAGATCACACAGCTAAAAACTGGGATGATCTTAAATGGGTTGCTTTTAGATGTTATAAAACAAAAGATGAATTATTTGATTTATTTGGTGATGATGCAAAGGAACTTGAAATGGATTCTTCTGACGAGTTAAATAGTAAGTCAGAAAGTTTAGAGTTATGGGAAATTTGGGATAAAGTAAATAAGAAAGTAATTTGGTTTTCACAAGAGAAAGTTATTCAGGTTGACAAAGACCCTTATAATTTAACTAGCTTTTTCCCTATCGCTCGCCCTGTTGGTACTGATAGCGACCCATCATCACTATTGCCAATCCCTCTTTATAGGATGTATAAATCACAGGCAGAAGAATTAAATATTATTGACAATAGAATTAGATCACTAACAGAGCAGATTAAATATACAGGTGTTTATAATACAATTAGCGAGGCAAAAGATATAGAAAACTTGCTAAATGGAGAAGATGGAGAATTTGCACCATTATCAGGAGTCAGCACCTCTAACATTAAAGATCAAATATTTGTAAAAGATATAGTGCCTATTGCAAACACTATATCAATTTTAAATACACAAAAAACCCAAATTATTAATAATATAAGAGAAATCACAGGTTTATCTGATATTGTAAGAGGTGTAAGCATAGCATCAGAAACAGCAACAGCCCAAAGATTAAAAGGCGATTTTGCTATTAGTAGAATACAACCATTACAGAGAGCAAATGAAATTGCAATCCGTGATACTATTGAGATTATGGCAGAATTAATTGTTGAAAACTACGCAATAGAAGAGTTAGTTAAAATTACAAATTGTCAAATAGTAGACCTAGAGTCAATAGCACAGACCGCACAAGATAATCAAAATATATTATTGCAAGAAGCTATTAATAATCTACCTAAAAATATAACAGGAGATCAAAAAGTGCAACAAGTAGAAGCTTTAAAACAGCAAGCAGAAATAGGCTTCAATAAAACTATGGATATTGCTCAAAATGAATTAAAAGGCTTTGCAATGAGTCTTGACCAAGTGAAAGAAGTTGACGAGGTTTTAAAAAATGATGCCTTAAGATCATTTTCTATCGATATTGAAACTGATTCCACTATATCAGTTGACCAACAACAAAATAAAAACGATAGAATACAATTTATAGCAACATTGACCAATTTTGCTGGACAATTCACACCTTTACTACAAGCTGGAATCATACAGCCAGAAGCTTTCAATGAGTTTTTAGGATTTGTGGCTAGACCTTTTAAGGTGGGTAGGAATTTAGAAGAATTTTTACTAGCAAAACCAAATGAAGAAGAGGAGCAACAACCATCACAAGAAGAATTGCTGGCACAAGCTCAAAATGAAAGACAAGAAAGAGAATTTCAATTTAAGGTAGAAAGTGAGAAAGCTAAAATTAACCTAGAGCAACAAAAGATTGATATTGAAAAGGCTAGAGTACTACAAAACCAAAGACATTTTGAAGATAAAATTGATTTTGAAGATGCAAACAAAGCAGCAGATCGCCAAGCGAAAGTTTTAGAAAAAGTAGCACCATCTCCAGAAGAGATAATTGAATCAAGAACTCAAAGACTTAATGAACAAATAAGAAATGACTAGGAAAGTGTTAAAAATCATAGACGGGAAAAAAGAATGGGTTTTTGATGGTTACGGAAGAAGTGGAGCATCAAAGCAGAGAAAGATGCCTGCTTGTGGAGAAGATTTAACTATTGACGGTTATATCTCTAAATATGGAGGAATTGAAAGTCAGGTTGATGGAAGAGTCTACACAACAAAAGGCGGTTATTTAGACCATTTAAAAGCTAACAACTGCCATATAAAAGATTACTAATTTTACATAACCTTGACAATTAATTTTACATAATCTATAATACAGCTAGATTTTATCTAAATATATTTTTATGACAGATACAATAGAGAAAAACAGCGAATCAATAGCTGAAATTCTAGGAGAGCAAAAAGAGAATCAAGAAATTGAGAATCAAGAGTCTGTCCAAGAAGATAATATTGATGAAAATGAGGAGGCAACTAGTGCAGAAAATGCACCAGTTGAAGAATCGGAAGATCCAGAAGAGGAGTTAAAATTTCTTAAACTGACTAGCGGTTGGACTAAGGAAGAAAAAGAACTTGTCAAAAAGATTAAAGACCCAGAATTAAGAGAAGAAGCAATTGAAGCTACAAAAAAAAGAAGAGTAGATTTTGATCGTAGAAGTCTTGAGCTGGGGAATACTAGGAAAGAGTTGGTAGAAATACGAGCTAAACTGGAAGAATTAACTTCCTTGCAGAATAAACCTGTTGCAAATGATGAGGATGAATATCTTACAGAGCAAGAGCTTACGCAAAAGAAAAAACTTGAAGATGTTGAAAGACAACTAAAAGAGTTGAGAGATAGAGAAGCTAATAATCAGGCTCAGACTGTTCAACAAGAATTAACAGCTTTTGCACAATCTGAAAATGAAGATGGCTCTTTAAAATATCCTTACTTTGAAAGAGTTAGGCAGAATATGGCTCTATTGTTTCAAGCAGATCAAAATGGCACATTGACCTTAGAAAAGGCATATAATAAAGCGGTGTTACTTGATGATGAATTGGCAGCAGAGCAACAACAAGAATTACTTTTAAAAGAGAAACTTAAACAAAAAGAAGTTCTTGCTAAAGTAAAGAATAATAAAAAATATTCTCCTAATTTAACCAACAGCAAAAGGAATTTATCTGCTAAAGAAAAAAACGCTGAGGCGATTGCTAAACTCTTTGAATAGTTTTAAACATCTATTTTAATAATAATTTTAATAGATTTAAACAATGGCAAATCCTAATATTTCGCAGTTATTGACAACAACACTCAATAACTACAAAAAAGATGTTACTGACAACATCTTAAACTTTCACCCTTTATTAGTAAAATTAAACGATGCAGGAAATGTAGTTCGTGAATCTGGTGGTGTAAACTTTAGAGAAAATTTAACTTATTCTTCTAATGGTACAGTTCAATTCCAAGGTGAATATGACACTTTCGACACTACTCCACAAGATGTAATCACCGCTGCTGATTTTGAGCAAAAAATTATTTCTGGTACTATTACTATGACTGGTAAAGAAATGAAGCAAAACGCAGGAAAAGAGCGAATTGTTAATTTAATGGAAGAAAAAGTTAAAAACTTAGAAAATTCATTAAAAAATACTATTGGTACTGCAATTTATTCAGATGGTACTGGTTCAGGTGGTCAAGAAATCGGCGGTTTACAATTGTTAGTTGCTGATGATCCAACAACTGGCACGGTAGGCGGTATTGACAGAGCATCTACTGATGGTGCTTTCTTTAGAAATAAACTTTATGATTTTTCCGTTGAGTCTGCAACTAAAGATGCTACAACTATTCAGCCTGCTATGAACTCACTTTATAGAAGATGTCAAGCTCAAGCTGGCCAACAACCAGACTTAATTACTGCTGATGATATAAATTTCGGTCTCTTTGAAGATTCTTTACAAACTATCCAAAGAATTTCTGACAGCAGATTAGGTAAATTAGGTTTCGATGTATTAAAGTACAAACAAGCAGAGGTTTATTACGATCCAGAATGCCCAGCTAATCACATGTATTTTTTAAATACTAGTCATATTAGATTAAAGCATTTAGGCGACTTTTTAGAAAGAGGCGAAGTAACTAGACCAGTGAACCAAGATGTCTATGTATTACCAATTACAGGCTTAATGAACCTTACTATTGATAATGCAAGAGTACACGGTGTAATGATCGACTAATTAACAAGGGAGGGTAAAACCTCCCGCAATTTATTATAAAAATGTCAAATTTTAAAAGTACAGAAATTACAATCTACAATCAAAAGATTGATGAAAATTCTTCAACTAAAAATGTGCCTCTAGGTACTATTATTAAAGCAATAGATAAAGATTCTACTGATTATGGTATTGGTGAGTTTATTTATCTAAAAGGTGTTGCTTCAACTGTTGTAGGTTCAGCGGTTGTTTATAACGCTGATGACTTTTCAACAACTTTAGCATCTGCTAATGCTGTTGGCTCGGTAGCTTTTGCAATGGCTGCAACTGTTGCTAATGAATATGGTTGGTATCAAATCGGTGGTAAAGCTGTTGGCAAGGTTGCCGCTTCTTTCGTTGATAATGCTGACTGTTACTTAACTTCAACACCAGGCACAATTGATGATGCTGATGTTGCTGGTGACTATATTAGAAGATGCAAAGGTGCATCTGCTATTGATAC